GAACGACAAGGAAAAGAAGGAGCAGCAGGTGTGCTTTGTGGGAGCGGGCTTGCCGCTCGAAGCCTGGGTTGACCTGAAGGATGTGAAGAAATGAAGAAGGTCGTTATCACCCAAGCTTTCGGGGACAAGTGGATGGAAATCCTAAAGCTGACCAAGCCGCGAATGGAAGCCTACTGCCAGCGCCACGGGCAGGATTTTATTTCGATGGAGAAGCCGCTGGCCGAACCGCCCCAATACACCAAGTCGGCCATCGGGAACATCATGGCTGGGCGTGGCTACAACGTGGCTACATTCGTTGACTGCGATGTCTTGATCGCGCAGGACTGCCCGGACCTAACCATTGATGCCGGTGTGTTCTCGGCTTTCAATGAGGGAATATTTTTGGATCGCAAGAAGGACATGGTCAGGCTGGCCGAAACCTATGGTGCAGCGATCAAGCCGAAGTTCTACGTCAACACGGGGGTCTTTGTCATATCCTCCAAGGTCATCGGTGTGTTGTCGCTACCACCTCTAGGATTGTTCCCAAACCACTTTGCCGAGCAGACCTGGATGAACATCATGCTTCATCTGTGGGATATCCCGCTACCAGATCTTGACCCAGCCTATAACTGCATGACCAGCGTGGAATCTCACTTTGGGCTGGATCGGTACAAGGACGCCAAGATCATCCACTACGCAGGGCAGAGCGCGGATCTGGACAAGCTGGCCAAGACGATTGCCGAGGACGACGCCAAGTGGAAGGAGATGGGGCGATGACGCCGGTCAAGGTTGTCGAGCGGGACGGCAAGTATGTCCTGCAAACCCTGTTTGGTAACCCCATTGGTCCCCGTCTGTGGGGAGCAGAACCGCCGAATGGACTTCCGCCCATCACATCCGAATTTAAGGACAAGTCCTCGGCGCAGGATGCAGCCGAGTTGTGGAATATGTATAGTTTGTGGTGCCGCCAGAGGGCGGGAAAGATGAAGAAGAAATGGTCGCGACGCAGTTAACCAAATGGGACGAGGATGAGCGCATCCGTCAACTGGCGGGCGAGATCGTCATCCGTGCCATTCAGGATGTGCGCCTGCTCCAACGGCGCGGGGTGCTGGACGGCATCAAGATCACGGGCGAGACATCTGGGCTTAGGGACTGTTCGGAATACACCGAGCCGGAGGAGGTGGAAAAGCTTGTCAACGATTTCCAAGACGGCACTGTTCTTTTCTGGTGCAGGGTGGCGGGGGTCGAGATCGACCAGCGCACTCTGAACCGGGTGGTGGAAAGGAGAAACAAATGGAATACGCTAAACTGGGGCTTGAAATTCTCGCACACGGAGTCGCACTCTTCATCGCCATTGGGATCGCAATCAGCCTCGTTGGCGGTGCCGTAGGGTTTGTTGCGTGGATATTCGCAAGGTTAATGGAGGAAAGATCGCAATGGCGAAACTGGGACAAATAGAGATCCTTGCCGAACGAAGGATCAAGATGGTGGAGTTGGACATCGACGTGGATAACAAGACTCTGGACAAGTTGGCCAAGATCGGGCTGCGCCTAATCAAGAAGGACAAGCAGGCGCTTTTCAATTACGCCTTCGTGGTTGCGCTCAAGAACACGATCAAGAAATGAGAGACTTCGTCATCATGTGCGCGAGCCTTGCGGGTGTGGTCATTGGCCTGTTAATCATCTGGTTCAACCGGGAATGATTGGCATACAGGAGCTTCTTTTGCTTGGGCTTTTCATCGCGTTGTTTGCGCTCTGGACGGACCGATGACGCACGCTGCCAACCTCCCACGCCACCTTTATGTCTCGGTGGACAGATCGGTGATGAGTCGCGGCCAGAAGGACGGCTGGGAGGATGCGGTATGGTTTGGACTGACCAGCGTACCGCACCGGGCCTGGGGTTGCACGGTCATGCTTCAGTGCGGGGCGTTATACCGGGGTCTGCCGCTATCGGCTATCGCGCATGACGGAAACGGATTCTGGCAGAACTGGGAGCTAAAAGATGCTCAACGCTGGGATTGCTTTGGCTGGAACTTCACGACGATAGAATACGATTACCTGCGGGAACTGGACTGCTCGGTCTGGCTCGCTTCGCGCCAGCATTGGATGGCTGGAAGTTACCTGTTCACAGCCGAGCCGTATGGGGACGGCTACAGCCTGGAGCCGAGCCAAACCAAGTCGCACCACTTCATCGCGCTCTGTAACGGGCGCATTACTTGCGTCCCCGGAAACAACATCCTTTGGCAGGAATCCTCATTCACCAAGAATAAAAGTCTTGCCAAACCTGACTGGCTTCGGGTACAAACGAAAACCTACCACGCCGAAGAACAGGCGTTCGACGATGTGGTGGGAGAAGAAACAGCATAACAAGGAGGTCACCATGCCACTGGGCAAAGACATCGGTAAGAACATCCGCGAACTGCGGGCAGACAACAAACGAAAAGGATCAGCCAGGGGCGCTGGCGGAAAGCCGCGCAGCCAGAAGCAGATCCTCGCCATCGCGCTCCGTGCCGCTGGCGTACCAAAAGCCGGTCGTCGCTTTCGGATGCGGAAAGGGTGAACTGCGAGAAACTCAAATGGGTGGCCGACATTCTATCGCGGGTGCGGGAAAAGTTGGCAACCCACAGGGATGCGATCACACACGCCGAGGCGCACAAGGTCCGCGAGATGATTGCGGAAGTTGACGCTGCCTCGATCATCGTAAAGGAGAAAAGAAATGAACACACTACAGGACATAGCGATACAGACACTAACCCACAGGCTAAAGGCGCTTGAGGACAACCAGGCGCAACGCTCGGCGGTAGCCATCCTGTCCGACAGGGTGCGCCACCTGGAGAAGCAACTGGCCAACTGCCGCGAGGCTGGGCGCAGGCTGTCGGCGCAACTGTTGGTGATGATGGATGAGCAGTCGGCGCTCAAGGCGGCTGGCAGGATCAGGATACCAAAGGACATTGACAACAGGAGCCGCCTACCCCACGCCGTCCAGTACCGCTACAATATCATGCGGATTATGTGGGAGAACGGCATGACGGAAAGGGAGATTGCCAACGAGCTTGGGGTGGACCGGCGTGGCGTTTACCACGCGAGGCGGAGGGGATGGAAGTCAAAGAACCTTGAGAATATGAAATGAAATACCTTTCCGTCTGCTCCGGCATCGAGGCCGCCAGCGTGGCGTGGGAACCGCTCGGCTGGGAGCCTGTTGCCTTTTCGGAAATCGAACCCTTCCCTGCCGCCGTTCTGAAACATCGGTGGCCGGAAACACCAAACCTAGGAGACATGACAAAATATGAACAATGGAATATACCAAGCGGATCAGTTGACCTTCTGGTCGGAGGCACGCCCTGCCAATCCTTCTCAGTCGCAGGACTCAGGAAAGGACTCCACGACCCAAGGGGAGGACTCATGCTTACCTTTCTTGAGATCGCTAGGAGTCTCCGGCCTCGATGGGTTGTCTGGGAAAATGTCCCCGGCGTCCTGTCCAGCAACGGAGGAAGGGATTTTGGTTCCTTCCTTGGGGCGCTGGGCGAGTTGGGGTATGGGTGGGCCTACCGGGTCTTGGACGCTCAATGGTTCGGAGTGGCCCAAAGACGCCGTCGTGTGTTCGTTGTCGGACACCTTGGAAACTGGGAGCTTGCCGCCAAGGTTCTATTTGAGTCCGAAAGCGTGCGCCGGGATTCTCCGCCGAGCCGAGAAGCGGGGCAAGGAGCTTCCGCCCATGCTCAAGAAGGCGTTGGAGCAGGTGGCATAGCGGGAGGATTCAGGATGCAGGCGTTCGGGGAATACTCGGACGATGGAACCGCATCGGCCATGAAAGCCAGGGACTACAAAGATGCGACCGATTTGGTTGCCGAAAAGAAATCACACTGGGAGGGATCTGGCGTCCATCCCACACTCAACCAATCCTTCAACACTGGTGCGATTGGGTATTCTAATCAGGAATTGTTTTCGCAGGGTGGGTCTGGGTTGGTGCAATCGCTATACGAAAACCACCCCAACGACAGCCGGGTGACGGGGCCGCACGAAGTGGCTCCGAGTTGTGTGTCGAGGTTCGGGACGGGTGGAGGAAATGTGCCGTTGGTGCAGGCCGTGGATGTATATAATCAAACAATCGACGGCGATGTGGCCGCAACATTGACGGAGGCCGTGGGCGGGACCAACACCAGCGGGGCGAAGGTGATGGCCGTGGATTGCTACAACAAGACAATCAACGAAAAGTCTCAAGCCATTTCATCGTCCGCATCCGACATCAATCACACCGGCGGGGTGATAAACCCAAAGGACAGAATGGCCGTCCGCAGGCTCCAAGGTTTTCCCGACGACCACACGCTGATCCCTTGGCGCAAAAAGCCAGCCGACCAATGCCCGGACGGGCCTAGGTACAAGGCTCTGGGCAACTCGATGGCCGTGCCGTGCATGGCTTGGATCGGGAAAAGAATTGACGCGGCTGATCGTGGGAATAGAAAGGCAAACAAATGAAAACCTGGACCAATCAAACAAACTCCGTTCACAAGGTGGACGATAACAACCTATGGCCGCGCACGACCTATATGCTGCCCGACGAGCTTACGGGCGGGATCTGGGACGACTCGGTGCCGGTGCCGCACAAGATCAAGCCGTACTATCCGGGGCGGGCCACGGGCGGGGCGACCGCCGTGTACCGCGCTGGTGCAATCGGTGATAGCGTCATCGCAACCGCAATCGTCAACTACCTTGTACAGGAATCTGGGGGGGTTGTGGATGTTTACACACCAGCCCGCAACATGACGCTCTACGCTGGGCTAGGCGCAAGGCTGCTTCCACTCCCGCCCACGCTTGAGGCTTGGGAATCATACGATGCCCATGTTCCGCTGGATGATTTGTTCTCCGGCCAGGTGGGTAACACCAAGCTAGGGACCGGCGGGGGAAACGCCTACAAGCGGATCTACGAGTGGATGAACGCATGGGACGAGGAGAAGATGGCGAAGTATTGTAAGCCCAAGCTTTACCTAATTGATCCCGACCACAACGAACTAAAGGAACTAGGCAAGTGGCCGCTGCCCACGCCGTTCTTCGCCTACCATGTGTCGTCCAGCGGTCCAACCCGCACCTACCCGCCCAAGATGGGGCAGGAGGCGGTGCTGGCATTGCTTGAGGCATATCCCAAACATCACGCCGTCATCATCGGGCTGGACAACTCAAACAATTTCTCAGTGGATCATCCCAGGGTCATCGACCTATTTAATTGCACCAAGCAGGTTCGGTCGCTGTTCCCGATCATCGCCAATGCGGACTTTGTCGTGGCACCCGACAGCAGTGTGAACCACATGGCGGCTGGTTTGGACACA